CATCGCTGCGTGAGGCGGCCAACGATAATCTTGGTGTTGACGCCACCTTGAAACTGATTATCCGCGACCTTGATATTGGCGATCTGAATATTGTGCCGCGCTGGCAGGCCGTGGATTACAGCCAGCCAATCGCTGTGATCGATGACGCGCTAAAGGCAACGCACACCGCGTGCGTCGTCAATTATGCGGGGTCTGTCGGGGAGCTTGATGGCAAGCCCGGTCACCTCGTATGTTGGGAGGCGAGCGGGCGCGCGCAAGCGGGCTGGTTTGATGATAATGGCCGGGGCTTTCGAAGGTTTCAGGTGGTCAATGTCGCGCCGCCGGTGCCGGTGCCGGTCGCGGTCGCCTGTGGTCATGACCAGCGCGGTAGAGCGGGTTAAATTCTTTCTTGACCGGGTTGCCGAAAGCGCGCGGCCGAACCGGTATGCTGTGGTTAACCAGGACGAAGGCGGCTGGGAAATGGTCCGACTGGATGATTTGCGGGAACTGGTTGCGGATGCTGCGAAAGCACCCAGCCCGGCCATCAATGACATTATCACCGAGCGCCAGCGGCAGATCGCTGTCGAGGGGTTTGACAGTGCCTGTGACGATGCCAATGCCCGGCACGAACTGGCCGCGCGGCGGCGTGTTATGCCGCCAAGGCGGCTTTTCCGTCCGTCGGTGAGTGGGATTTTCTCGATGCCTTCATGCGCGCCTGGCCGTGGGATGATCGCTGGTGGAAGCCGGATGGTCCACGCCGCAACCTTGTTAAGGCCGGGGCCTTGATCGTTGCTGAAATCGAGCGGCTGGACAGGCTGGAAGCACAAGAGGCAAAGCCATGAAAAACCAACCCGATAAATACAATGCCGTGCCATCCGATGCCCCTGACATTGCGGCATGGGTGCTGGCGGCGTGATGCTGGACCTGTTTGGTATTGGGTTGCTGGTTATCGTTGCTGGCGTGGCCGGGGTTGTTCTCGGTCACGCCGTGGCGGCGGTTTGGGGGTGATATGCCCCGTTTTCACAAAGGAGTCGTTATTATGGAACGTGCTTTGAATGCAACGAATGACAATCTGTCTGGCAAGGGCGGCTTGTTCGAGATTGAAACCCGCGATTTGCCGGGCGGGGCGGTTCAAACGGTTAATGCTCGTGAACTGCATGGTTATTTACAGGTTGGTCGAGATTTTTCCAACTGGATCAAGGATCGCATCGACCGGTACGGGTTTGTCGAAGGCGAAGACTTCATCAAGGTGGAGAATTTGAGCTCGCCAAATTTGGCGAGCGCAAAATCGCGGGCGCAAATGATGGTTGATTACCATTTAAGCCTCGATATGGCGAAAGAGGTTTGCATGGTGGATAACAGCGAAAAGGGCCGTGCGGCGCGCCGTTATTTCATCGCCTGTGAACGCCGCCTGAATGAAAGCCCGGCGCGGTATCTGGCGGATATGGAGCGCCAGATGATGCGCCTGATCGAGGCACGAGTAGAACAGGCTGTTTCGCTGCGGCTGTCGTCGAATGCGCGGGTGGCGGCGCTGGAATATGTTTCGGTGCGCGAATTGCTGGTTGAACATAATGCCGTGCAAAAGGGGCGCAGCGGGCTTAATCGCAAAATCGGGGCGCGGATGCGGGCGTGGGCGCTGCAAACCCGCCCGCCGGTTTCGGTGCGGCGCTGCCCGCATTCCGGTGTGTGGCTGTTCCCGCGTGACTTTGCCGATGATTTCATGCGCCGCCACGGGCGCGACCTGGTGCGCGACCATAACGACCGCCAGACCGGGCAGGGGCGGTTGGGACTGGTGGCGAGCGGCAAGGTGGTGCCGTGGGGCGGCAAAAGCGCCTGACGGCGGCAACGGGTAGCGGATAACGGGGTTTTGGCGGGTCTTATGGTTATGAAATGTTTGTGTTTTTACCCAAGCCGCCAGATTGGCGGTGCGGGCTATCCCCCGGAACCCCGTTTCGAGGGTGTGGGGGATGGCTTATGCGTCAACCCCCAGCCGCACCCCCAATGCGGTCATTACTTTCATGATGGTGGCCAGTTCGGGGTTGCCTTCGGGGCGAAGGGATTTGTACAGGCTAGCCCGCGATACGCCGGCCGCCCGGGCAATGTCGGTCATGCCGCGTGCCCGGGCGACAACGCCAAGGGCGTGGGCGACAAGGGCGGGGTCGCCTTCGGCAAACACGGCATCAAGATAGGCGGCAACGTCTTCCTCGGTCTCCAGATGCGCTGCGGCATCCCACGGCATGGTTTCGGTTTTCATCATTTCGTCTCACAGGTTTTCGGCCAAGGCAATCGCGGCCGCAATATCGCGTTGCTGGCTGGATTTGTCGCCCCCGGCCAGCAACACCACCAGCGTGTCACCCCGCGGGATAAAGTAAATCCGGTATCCCGGCCCGTAATCAATTCTTGCTTCGGAAACACCGCTGCCAACCGGTTTGCAATCGCCAAATCCGCCGATTTTCATCCGGTCGATGCGGGCGGCAATGCGCGCACGGGCGCGACGGTCTTTCAGCCTGGTAAGCCATTTGTCAAAACGGGGTGTCTGGCGGATGTCAATCATGGCGAATATGTATCCTTTGAGATACAGACTGTCAATATTTTTAACCTTTTCCGGTTGCGGCGCGCATTGCCCGGTTATCGGGAAAAGCGATTTTGTGAATTGACCGGGCGGGGCGTCGGGCGTATGGTTTGGCCTATCAACGGGAAAAATCCGTTGTGGGGGCGTCAGAACCCTCGTTTCACGACGGCCAGCCGTCACGTCAGTTACGGCTATTTTTGCGCCCGGATTCCGGGTGCAGCTTCTCGCTTAGGGCGGGAGGGCGGTGAATATAATACCCTTCGGGGGAATAAACCCGCCTGCCTCGTGACAGGTTCTGAACCTCCCGCCACCAGTGCGGTCGTCAGAAGCCCATCGGTGGTGTTGTGTAACGCTATCACGAGGGCATCGCTATGACCGCGAGTTCATTGCCGGATTGCGTCCGGTTTCACGATACAGAATTATCAATTATTGACCGTGATGGTCGGCCTTGGGTGACGAGCGCCGATTTGGCGCGGGCGCTTGGCTATGCCAATGCTAACAAGGTAACGGTTCTTTATAATCGCCTAAAAGACGAGTTTTCCGACGATATGACCCTCTTACTCAAATTGAGTACGAGGGGGCAGGTCGCGCCAACCAACCACCGGGTATTCTCTCCGCGCGGGTGTAGAACAATAGCGTTTTTTGCCCGCACCGCCCGCGCCAAGGCATTTCGCCGCTGGGTGCTCGATGTGCTGGAAGGGCTGGAAAAGCCCGCGCCAGCCCCGCACCCCGATGCGGTAAGCAGCTTTCATTTTTCCAATGATCAGATTGCGGCCTTGCGGGCCGATATAGTGCGTGATGTGACACGGGATTTGGCGGCAAGGATGCCGTCGCCGGGGGTGGATATGCCGCGCCTGAATGCGGGCCATGCCCTGTTTGCCATCGCAGGCAAGCGGGTGATTGTTGATACCCGTGATGGCAATCCGGCGCGGGGCGACCGGGCGGTTGTGGTGCGCTGCGAGGGCGGGGGCCGTGGCCCCGAACTGGTCACGATCCTTGGCGATCCGCCGGTGCCGACATGGTTTGACCGCTGCAAGATTTATGATTCAGGCGTGCGTTATCACATTCCGGTCGGGGTGGTGATTGGCCGTGTTATTTGGGAGGGTGTGTGATGACCGAGGAGCAGATTGCGGTTTTGACGGTGCTGGATGCCGTTGAGAGCGAATTTATTGAGCATTCGTGCATCAAGGCCGAACGCATTGGTATGGAAAAAGGCCGGTTTTTGGCAGTTTGTCGCAAGTTGCGCGATATGGGCTATGCGGAATTACTACCGCTGTTTGACCTTGGGGATGGTGCGGTATGCGGCAGCGCCTATGCCCGCACCAGAAAGGGCGAAACATTGGTGTTTTTGGCGGGTGCCGCATGACGGACATTAAACGTTCATTGGCTGATATGGCGGATGCTATCAAGGGGCAATACCGGCCCAGCGAGGTTGTGGGGCAGTTTGTGAAGCTGCGCCGGGCCGGGGTGGAAATGGAAGGGCTTTGCCCGTTTCACGGCGAGAAATCGCCCAGTTTCAAGGTGAATGATCGCAAGGGGGTTATTCATTGTTTTGGCTGTGGCTGGCATGGTGACGTGATTGCGTTTTATGCCGAAATACGCGGGATAGGTGCCAGCGAGGCGATACGCGCCCTGGCGTCGGATGCGGGCATTGATGACCCGGTGGCCCGCGAGCGGCTGGCGCAAAAGGCGCGGCGTGATGCCGCCCGGCGTGAGGCCGACCTTGCGGCGCAAAAGCAAACCGAGGCGGGCCGGTTAATGGCGATTTGGCAAAGCCGGTTGCCGGTTTTGGGGTCGCCTGTGGCGGATTACCTGGCGTCGCGCAAGGTGTTGCCCGATGTGGTGCCGCCGACATTGGGCTATTTGCCAGACCACCCGTATTGGAACCGGCCCGACAAGGGGCGCAGGGCGGTTTTATGCGGGCGGTTCCCCGTCATGGTGGCGATTATGTTAATGCCCGACCGGCGCTTTGCCGGGTTGCATATGACCTATATCGCGCCCGACGGCAGCGGCAAGGCGCAACCGGTTTGCCCGGTGACGGGCGAGGTTTTGGGGGCGAAAAAGGTGCGGTCGGCCTTGCCGGACCTTTCGGGGGCCGGGATATGGTTAACGCCGATCCGGGCGCATATGGCGGTTTCAGAGGGGATTGAAAACGGTTTGACATGGATGCTGCGCCGTCCGGATTGGGGCATTGCAGCGGCCTATAGCCTTGATAATCTGGCCGGGGCCGGGCTGGGTGAGGGGCGCAAACGCAGCGATGACCCGAAAAAACGCTTGCCCAGCAAGGCCCCGCGCATGGCCCGGCCCGGTTTTCGTCCGCCTTATGGGGATGATGAATATTCGCGCTGGAAAACCGTGCAGCATGTGCAGCGGGTGACGGTACTGGCCGATAATGACAGCAAGGACCCGATTGCGGCTGCGTGCCTGTTTGAACGGGCGCGGCGAAAATTTCAGAATATTGGCTATGAAAGCCGGGTGTTAATGCCCCCGGCGGGAATGGATTTTAACGATATGGTCCGGGGGAAGTGATGGCAGTGGAATATCAGCAAGCGGCCAACGAGAATGTTGATTTTGACCGGATCGACGAAGATAACCCGTTTCAGGATGCGGCAGACGGGGCCACGGCCCTGCCAGATGCCGGACCGTGCCCGGTGCAGTGCCTGGGGCATAATGATGGCCGGTTTTATTTTGTAACGCCCAGCGGCCAGTTGCGCGACCTTGCGGCCAAAAGCCTTGGCAACCGGCAGGAAATTACCGCGCTTTTTGAAACCAAACTTGGCTGGGCCGGGGCGGCTTTTCCCAAATATGACAAGGAAGAACGTTATGTTGGGCCAAATTACCCGATGGTGGGACAATGGTTTATGGGGGAATGTGCGATAAAGGGCATATTCTCGCCCGACAAGGTGCGCGGGCTTGGCGTTTGGAAGGATATTCGCGGCGGGCTGATTGTGCATTGTGGCGACCGGCTGGTTTTATCGTCTGGCCATAAGGTGGAAAAGGCGGGGCGCAAGCTGGATGACGGGTGGGTTTACCCGGCACAGCCGCCTTTGCCCGCGATGATGCGCCCGGCCCTGAATGACCCGGCGCGGATTGGCGATATGCGGATGGTGTATGACCATTTGAAATCGTGGAATTTTCTGTCGCCTGCTGGGGCGCATATCTGCCTTGGGATTATGGGCTTGATTTGTATTTGCGGGGCCTTGCAGCGGCGGCCTACGCTTTGGCTGATCGGCGATGCCGGGGTTGGCAAAACCGAGTTGTTAACGTTGTTAACAGAGCCGGTGGGCGGGCTGGACAACACGTTGCGGTCGTCTGATGCCAGTGCGGCCTTTGTGCGCGCCGCATTGCAGGGGGCGGCAAGGCCGGTGTTTCTGGATGAAATGGAACCGGGGCCACGGGCCGCTGCGGCGATGGAACTGGCCCGGCTGGGATTTTCAAATGATCAGGCCGGGGTAGGGCGCGCCAGTGCTGATCAGAAAGCGATATTGCAGCGGATTACCGCGCAGTTTGTGTTTGGCAGTATTTTGCACCCTGAACCAAAACCACAGGACCAGTCGCGCATTCATTTTATGGAACTGGGGCCGCTTAGTGCCGATGCGGCAGCGGTTGAAACCTTTAACACCCGCGCCCGCATGATTAAGGAAATCGGCCCGAAAATTTGGGCGCGGATGATTTTGGGGTATCCGCGTTTTTTGGAAAATCTGTTGGTTTATCAGGGTGTTTTGGGGGCTTCGGCCTATTCGCGCCGGTTAACCGACAAGTTTGCGCCGGTGTTGGCGGCGGCGGAAACGTTGTTGGATGACGTTGTGATCAATGCCGGTACGGCAGCGGACCAGATTAGCGTTTGGGGCCTTGAAGAACCCGAACAGAACGATACCGAGGCCGACGAATGCCTTAACCATCTTATGTCCTGTCAGGTGGATACCTGGCGCGGCGGGGACCGGTTAACGGTGGGGCAGTTGCTTACCAAGGTATTGGACCTTGGTGCGCGGGGTGACGGGGATTCGGCACGGCTGAATGAGGAAACCTTGCCGGGGTATGGCCTTAAACTTGGCCCTGCCAACCGGGGCACACAGCGCGGGTTTGAATATTTGATGGTGGCCAACAAGCACCAGTCCTTAACCCGGCTGTTTCGTGAAACGCGCTGGCAAGGCGGGGTTCATCGGCAGGCATTGGCGCGTTTGGAGGGGGCTGTTGCCGCCGGGCCATTGCGGTTAGGCGGGGCGCTTACCCGGTGCATTAAAATCCCGCTTGCCATTATTGCCAAACCCGATAACAATGGTGATGTCCTATGACCTATACCACCCCCGCACCCCGTGATTTAAAGGGTGCTTCGCAGATTTTGAAGCGGGTTCCGGTGTGGGTTTTGCGGCAGATGTTACAGCCCGGAATGGCGTTTGTAACACCCGCGTTACGGATAACCCCTTATAAAATAACCATTGTTACAATGTTACGCCTGTTACAGGAAAACATCCCCCCATGTGTGCGCGTGCGCGCATATGTATATAAACTATGTAACAACTGTAACATTGTAACTTTATATATAAATCAATCAGTTAAACGTTACGCAGGTGTTACACTTGCAAAATGGGGTGTAACAGCTGGTTTTGGTCAGTCCGTACGTGGAGGGTTTTGACATGGGCAAACGTGGCGTGATGGATGTGTGGGCGGCGTTGCAATGGGTGGTACAGGACCAAAAAGCGGACATGGCCTATAACGATGGCAACCTGTTGGGCTATGGCGAACAGCCGGGGAGTATTACGCGGCGGGTGATGAACATGGCGCAATATGGTGCTGTTATTGGCGGTTCTGATGGATCGATGCCTGATCTTGACCCGGATGCAGAAATTATCTGGATTGGTGTTGAGTGCCTGTTTGAGGCGTGGCGTACCGGGGCGCTTGTCGGTGAGGTTGGTCTTAACGTGCCGGTGCAGATGCAACGCTGCCTTAAGAAATGGCGGCGCAATCCTGTGGCTGAAATGGTTCTGTCGGCGCGGTCGGGCGTGATGCCGGACTGGATGCCGGGTGGTTGGCAGAACGATTCGGGTCTGACACGACGGGAAGTAGAGGAATGCAGGCTGAATTACATCATGGTCTGGGATATGTTGGCGGCGTTGTGCATGAGGTTGCAGGGCTCTCACAGGCTGGGCATTGTTGTCGAAATGCCCGGTATTCCGCGCCTTCCATGGCATGGCCGGAAAAAAGTTCAACAAGCCAGTTGACAAAATTCGGGCTTTCGGCGTAAACGGAAAGAGTATTCCTAATATCTGCGCCCGCTGGAGAAATCCGGCGGGCGTTTTCTTTTGCCTCCTCGTTGAGCCTGCAAGGCCCGGCCATTGTGCCGGGCCTTGGCTTTTTCGGGGTGACGGGATGTGTCGTTATGCCAGCGTTGCCACGGAAGCCTTGCGCTCTTGCCCGATGCGGGCGGTTAACCGAGCCGGGGCAACGATACTGTGCCGCGCACAAGACGGAGCAACGTGCAAGGCAGGATAAGGCTCGGGGTACTGCGGCAAGTCGTGGTTATGGCTACAAATGGCAACAAGCCAGCAAGGGGTTTCTTAAGCGGCATCCGGTGTGTTGTCGGTGTGAGACTTCGGGGTATGTGGTTGGGGCAACGGTCGTGGATCACATCAAGCCGCACCGAGGTGACAAGGGTCTGTTTTGGGATCGGTCCAACTGGCAACCGCTGTGCAAGCCCTGCCATGACCGCAAGACGGCGGTCGAGGATGGTGGTTTCGGTGGATTTTAGCCATAAAATGGCAGTTTTCCTAGGGCTTCAGGCCTAAGGGGTGGGGGTATCCTCAATCTCTATCGATTTACCACCCAAGACCGTCTTGGTGGTCACGGATTTGTGGGGCGGAAATTGAATAGGAAAAACCCACTTGGAAAACCCTTTGGAAAGTCAGTTGGTCAAGCCGATTGATGTAAGTTGAGGGACCTGTGGGCGCGAGCGGGCCGGGGATTATTCCCCGGCCCTTTGTTTTGGCCGCTTTGTTTGGGTGGTGGGTATGGCACGCGGACGTAAACCTGATGTGAGCAACGTTATTCCGTTGACCGTCGACGGTCGCGACGTTGGCCCCGCTGCGCGGATGGAAGATGCCCGGGCATCGGCGGCGGAATTAAAACCTGACGGCATGGGCGAAGGTGCTGCAAAGGTCTGGGACCAGGTGGCCCCTGTGCTGGCTGAAAAAAACCGGCTCGACGCATTGTTTGTGTGGGCCGTTGCCGAATTGTGCGAGTGCCTGGCACGGATGGAAGCGCACCGGGCCAAGTTCACGATGGATGACGAAACCTATGCGGTTGAAGGGCGAAATGGCGCGCAGCTTAAGACCCGGCCCGAGGTTGCGCAGTTTAATGAAACGCGGCGCACGGCATTGCGGTTGTTTGCTGAATTTGGCATGACGCCAAGCGCGTCTCGTTCGCTTGCGGCGGCTGTTGGTCAGGGTGATTTGTTCGATGACTTTGACGATTTCAGGGAAAGCCGGGGGACGTAAACGACGCCGCAATATCAAGCGGGCCGAACTGGTGCGCCGGTTCAAGGGCAACCCGGCGGTGCTTTATCATGTCAGCACATGGTATGCTCTATCCGTTATCGAGGGCAAAATACCCGCCTGCAAGCTGCGCATTGCAGCCTGCCAGCGCCAGATCAATGATCTGATTGATGGGCCAAAGCGCGGGCTGATGTTTTCGATGCCCCGCGCCGACCATGTGATGGCATTTTTCCCGCTGTTTTTGCGCCATTCCAAGGGGGAATGGGGCAACCACCGGTTCGAGTTGTCGGATTGGCAAAAGTTTTGCCTGTCGGTTCTGTTTGGCTGGCTGGTGGCGGAAACCGGGCTGCGCCGGTTTATTTATGCCTATTTCGAGGTGCCGCGCAAAAACGGAAAATCAACATTCCTGTCGGGTGTTGGCCTGTACATGTTTGTGATGGATCAGGAGCCGGGTGCCGAGGTTTACACCGCCGCAACCAAGTCGGAACAGGCGAAAATCATCTTTTCTGAAGCGCAGAATATGGTGCGCAAAAGCCCGAAACTGCGCAAACACATCATGTCGATGTCGCGGCATTTGGAACATCCGCGTTCGGCGTCGATTTTCAAATATATTTCGGCAGATGCCAAAACGCAGGACGGGTTAAACAGCCATTGCAACCTGGTTGACGAGGTTCATGCGCACAAGGATCGCAGCCTGATCGAAGTGCTGGAAACCGGCATGGGGGCGCGGCGTCAACCTTTGCACATCGAAATCACCACAGCGGGAACTGACCCCTATTCGGTGTGTCGGGAACATCATGATTATTCAGTCAAGGTGATGACCGGTGTTTTTGATGACGACACGTGGTTTGGATTTATCTGTTCGGTCGATAAGGGCGATGATCCGTTTGCTGAATTAAGCTGGCGCAAGGCCAACCCGAACTGGGGTGTGTCGGTGCGCGCCGATAACTTTGAAAAGATCGTGGCCAAGGCGCGAAATAATCCGGCATCGCTGGCATCGTTCAAGCGGTTGCGCCTGAATGTTTGGGGGCAAACGTCGGAAATCTGGCTGGATATTTCCCAGTGGGATAAATGCCAGATCGTATTTGACCGCGAAAGCCTGCGCGGCAAGCGGTGCTATATCGGCATGGATATGTCGTCGGTTAGCGATATTACGGCGGTTGTGTTGGTGTTTCCGCCCGAATTTGAGGGTGAGAAAACACGGATATTGCCGTTTTTCTGGGTGCCCGAGGCGACGATTGAAAAGCGGGTGGAAGATCGCGCCGTTCCCTATGACCAATGGGAAGAAATGGGGCTTATTCGCCGTACCGAGGGCGGTGCAACGGATTATGATGCGATTGAAACCTTTATTCTGGGCGACGATGACGCAGGGATTGAAGGGCTGCGGGATGAATTTGAGATTGTCGAAATCGCCTATGACCGGATGTTTGCCGGGCAGATTATTCAGCACCTTGAAACACAGGGTTTGACCTGTGTTTCGATGGGGCAAGGCATGTATGGCATGGCGGCCCCCTGCCGGGAACTGGAACAGTTGGTGATTAATGGGAAAATTGCCCATGACGGCAACCCGGTGATGACCTGGATGATTTCAAATACTGCGGTCAAAACCGACGATCACGACAACAAAAAACCGATCAAGCCCGATAGCCGCAAGGATATGCGCAAAATCGACGGTGTGGTTGCCATGTTGATGGCGCTGGGCCGGATTATTTCAGCCGAGTCCGATGAAGAAGTATCGGCGGAATCAATATTTGGTGGTGTTATATGAAACTGCAAAAATTGACCGGCTGGATGAAACGCAGTTCTGCCAGTGATCGCGAAATTAACGCGCTGCGCTGGCAGAACTGGCCGACAATCAGCCTGGGCGGCCTCGCTGGTGATGGCCCGCCAATCAGCCATCACACGGTATATTCGTGCATTAACGTGATTGCCGAGGGCTGCGCGATGCTGCCGTTTTTGCTGTATCGGCGGCAAAATGACAGCCGGGTTATCGCGCTTGACCACCCGCTGCATGATATTTTGCAATTCAGCCCGAACCCGCACATGACGGCATTTCAGTATTTTCAATTGCTGATGTTTGAAAAGCTGAATTACGGCGATCACTTCGCCCTGAAAGTGTTTGATGATCGTGGGCGATTAAGGGAGTTGTACCCGATTGAATACAGCCGGGTGCTGCCATATTGGTACATGGAAAAGGAAACCGGGCTTCGCCGCCGTGCCTATCGCGTAAGCGGGTTTTCGGGGCTGCAATCGGTCTTTCTGGAAGATGAAATTTTTCATGTGCAATTCAAGCCGGTTTTGAGCGGAGATAATCACGGGCTGCGCGGGGCATCGGTTTGGCAGCAATACCAGCAAGGCACCATCGATAGCGCCCTGACAGCGGAAAAGTTCGTTGCAGACGGGTTTCAGAACGGTGTGAATATGTCCGGCCATATCAGTGTGGACGCGCCGTTAAAGGCCGAGGAATCGGACAAGCTGCGTGAACAGATCAAAAAAAGTTATGGAGGACGCAACGGGGCAATTGGCGTTTTTGGCTATGGTGCGAAATTTTACGCGCACAGCCAAACCAGCAAGGACGGGCAAATTCTGGAAACCCGGCAGTTTGACCGGTCAGTGATCGCCGGGATTTTGCGGGTTTCTGCTCATTTGATCAATGATCTGTCGAAGGCCACGTTCTCGAATGTCGAACATCTTGACCTGGCCCATTTCAAACACTGCCTTTTGCCGCACCTGATCGATTTACGGCAAACCGCCCGCAAGGATTTGCTGGCAGAAAGCGAGCGTAGCGCGTTTGAGTTTGATCACGACGAGACGGTTTTGTTGCGTGGCGATCAGAAAAGTTTCGCCGAGGTGCTGGAAAAGGCCGTGCAAAACGCCCGTATGACGCCGAACGAGGCGCGCAAGGCCACCGGGTTGCCACCAAAGGAGGGCGGGGACCAATTGTTTATCAATAGTGCCAGCATCCCGCTGGACGTGGCAGCAAAGCAGACTGCGCCAAATCAGAAAGGGCCTGCAAGTGAATGAACCTGATTTGAAGGATGGGCCGACGCCCACCGATTTTGAATTGCGCTTTACGCTGGCCTCTGAATTGCGGGCGGAAAGCGATGCTGCGCGCAAGGTAACGGGCTATGCCGCGCTGTTTGGTGTCAAAACGAAAATACGTATGTGGGGCGGTTACAGCTTTGAGGAATGGCTTAATCGCGGCGCTTTTTCGTCCAGTCTGAAATCAGGCAGGGATGTTCGCTACTTGGCCGAGCATCGTTACGATTTGCTGCTGTCGCGTGTTTCTGCCGGGACGTTGACCCTTTTGGAAGATGACAAGGGCCTTCGGTTTGATGCGGATTTGCCCGACACAACTGCGGGTCGAGATACTTATGAGCAAATCCGTAACGGCAATTACAGCGGCATGAGTTTCGGTTTCAAGACGGTTAAAAACCGCGCTGAATATGATGACCGTGGCCGTCTTGTCCGCATTCAGCACGATGAAGTTGACCTGGGCGAAATCTCGGTCACATCGATGCCAGCCTATCCTAAAACCAGCGTTGCAATCCGCTCGCTGGCAACCCGGCCCGCGCCGGATTTGCGGGCATTACGCCTGCGCGTTCTAAAACTGAAAGGTTAACTCCCATGACACTTAAGGAAATGCAGGCCCGGCGCGCCAAAATGGTCGCCGATATGGATAAACTCGTCTCTGGTGATGCCCTGACCGACGAACAGCGGTCGCAATTTGATGATCTGGAAAAGCAGATCGGCACCCTTGATTCTGATATCAAGCGCATGGAAACCATTGAAGCCCGGCGTTCGGAAGCGGCGGCACAGGTTCCTGCCGGTGGCAATTCCAATGACGACCCGGCAGCGGGTGGCACCCGGTCGCAAGACCCATTTGGCGGGCGTCCTGGTTTGGTTCCGGCGCAGCCTGCGCAACAGCGCAATGTGGCTGACGAATTTGGTATGTTCGTGCGCAGCTATGCGGCCGCGCAAGTCGAAATGAAGGAAGGGCGTTCGGCACAACCGTCGTTGATGGCAAAAAAACTGTATGGCGACGGACATCCTGTTGTCGGCAATCTGGAGCGCGCACAAACGCTTTCGGAAAATGGCGGCGGCGGTTTTACTGTTACTCCGACTTATATGCCTGAAATTATCAAACTGTTTGGCCCGCGTACCATTGTGCGACAGCGGTCGACAGTGGTGCCAGGTAATGCAACATACCTGAAAGGCAAAACCGGGGCTTCGGTCGGCTATGTTGGTGAAAACCAGCAAGGCGAGACCACTGGTGTCACCTGGGGTACGATGACGATGGCAGAAAAAGACATTGCTGCTATTTTGCCGATTTCCAAAAAGCTTTTGCGCCTTACCAGTTATGGTGTCGAAACCTATTGCCGGGATGAAATGGTGCGGGCGGCAGCGGAATTTGAAGATCGCAAGTTCCTGTATGGGGCGGGTGTTGGCATGGAAGTCAAGGGCTACGCCTATGCTATTCCGTCGGCGAACCAGGTGGATGTTGCGAATGAAACGGCGCCGACCAATGCGCAGGTTCGCACCGAACTGCGCAAGGCGTTGAAGGCGCTGGCGACCGCAGATGTGCCAATGAACGGGACCAACCCGGCATGGTTTATGTCGCCTTTGACCATGATGTATCTGCAAGACCTTTATCAGGGTGATGTGAAGGCATTTCCTGCGCTGGAAGGCCCCAGCCCGACCTTGATGGGTTATCCGGTTGATACCAGCACGCAAATCACCGGACCGGCTGGTGCTGGCGGGGATATTTTCTTTGGCTGTCATTCCTATGCGATGGTCGCAGACAGCGTGGCAATGCAGCTTTCGACCAGCGATCAGGCGTCCTATGTTGATAGTGGCGGTAACACGGTCAATATGTGGGCGCAAGACATGCTGGGCATCAAGCTGATGATGTCACATGATTTTGCGCTGCGTTATGATCAGGCGTTTTACCGTCTTAAGTCTGTTAAATGGGGTCAGTAATTCGCTGCCGGATTGACTGAAAATTTACAGGGCGGCCTTTGGGCTGCCTTTTTCTTTTTGGAATGGAGTGATCGCAATGAATACAGCCCTTGGCCGCAATAATGCGGTCTATATGGCGGCTTTGTTTGCCGCTACCGAGTACGCTTTGACTGCGGGTGCCGGGACCGACAACAGCGAGCAGACTTGCGCCACGGTTAACCGCCTTACGGCGTTCGATGCGGTGCGCCATCAAAGCGCGGCGGCGATTATCGCCGCGACGGCAACGCTGGCTGCAACCAAAACCCTGACGATTACCGGTATTTGGGAGCATTCGCGCGACAACGTTACCTGGGCTGAAATCGGCACAGATACGGCTTTGCTGACCCTGACCGGTGCAACGGGTGGTTCTACCGAAACGGGGGCGGCTGTGCTTGGTATTAATCTGGCCGAGGCTGACCAGTATGTGCGCTTTAAGCAGCTTTCCGATCTTTCGGCGACCGGCACCGATACCGCCAAAGTTCAGGTTCAATACGTTTTCACCAGCGCGTCGGAAATCTGATTGCCGTTTGATGATGATCGGGTGGCCTGCCTTTTGGGAGGCCATCCTTTTTAATGCGGGGTTTGCATGGATGTAAAACTTGTTTCACCACCGGCGGAAAAGGTGGTTTCGCTGGCGGCAGCCAAGCAGCAACTGCGCATTGATCCGTCGTTTAATCTTGATGACGCCTATATCGAAACCCTGGTCGATGCCGCGACCGCCTATCTTGATGGGCGGGGCGGGATTTTGGGTCGCGCTATTGTGTCCCAGACATGGGCCGGGGTGATTGATTATGAATGGCCTTGCGAAATTTCGGTTCCGTTGCCGCCTTTGCAATCGGTTAGCGAAATTCGCTATATCGCGCCAGATGGTGTGGAAAAGGTGTTGGATGCCGATCAGTACCGGGTGATTACCACCGGAGAACCGGGGCTTGTGGTGCCTGCCTGGGGGGTAAGCTGGCCCGATGTGCGCAGGCAGCGCGGGGCCATTACAGTGACGTTTGTTGCGGGATATGGTGCCGCCGCCGATGCGCCTGCCAATATCGGCCAAATGGTGCTGTTTTTGGTGTCGCACTGGTATATGCAGCGCGTGCCGGTCACGGTGGGCAGTGCGGCAAATAAAATACCGCAGACCTTTGATGCCCTGTTTAACAACGCCCGGATATGGGGGTTTTGATGATGTTGCAGCCTGGTGATTTGAACGAACAAATTGTGTTTCAGACGGTATCAAATGTGCCTGATGCTATCGGCGGGCAAGTGCAAAGCTGGGCCGCTGTAGGGGCACCGTGCTGGGCGCGTATTACGCCGCTTTCGGCACGCGATCAGGTGGTTGCGATGCAAACCGGCAATAGCACGCATTTTCGGGTAGACCTATACCGTCGTAGCGATATTACGGCGGATATGCGTATTTTGCGCGATGATGGGGTAATTTTGGAGATTACCGGTGTTCTGGTGGAACGCAACACGGCCTTTATGACCGTGTTGTGCAAGGTCCAAGCGCGGTAATCAGGTGCATTTGCCGTAAAAAATCTGCGTTTTGGCGTCACCCAAAATTGTCTTGGCCCGAACGACTTCTTTTTTGTCGGTAATTTGATAGCCATTGAGGCAATACCGATTTTCTCTTAAGGCTGTTTCCAGCCATTTGACGCGATCTGTATCGTCGTAAGGTCCATAAATGTCGGCTTTGTACCGAAAAGTGCCATCAGCATAAGGCTCAAATTCCGTGGCCCTTAATCTGTCTTCTGTCGAGCAGGCTGCCAAAATGCTTACCAGCCCAATGGTGATGATAAGGCGCATGAAAAAACCCCCGGTTTTGCAATAATGTGATGAAGTTAATTTCATTTTTGACCGGGAGTCAAAATTTATTGGTTTTTGTGACGGCTTGCTTTCGAGATATATGAGTTGTTTCTTGTGTTAATGATATGAATTGATCCAGAGTTACCTTTTTTAATGATGGGTAATAGTATGGGCAAGGTAATGTCTTGGGGTATAGCGGTCATTATAATGATTTCTGTTGCCGTATTGGCGTGGGAAAGTGCCGGATTTTCGGTAGCAGATTCAAAGAGGCTTTATAAGAGTGTCTGCGTTGACATTCTTAAAACGCGTCTTATCAGGCCTTCGGGGCTGGAAATTTCAAAGATAAGTTCATTTGATGTGTCTGGTAAGGGGAGTGTCTTCATTTCCTATTCGGCACCCAACCGTGGCGGGGGATTCGGGGCGGGAGCCATGTCTTGTGCGTTTTCGAGGCAGGGGCATCGGTCTTTTCTCCTGACTGGTGCCAAGCTTAATGGTTCAGAGATATGGCCTTCGGAGGCTATCATTATCTGGAATGACATGTCGGACCGCTTGGAAATTGGCGGGGGTATTATTTTAGGTTTTTTGGAACGATTTAAATTACTTTTCTGGTCTGTGTGATCGTTGATGATTTTTGTGTCGTCGCGCGGTACCGGTTTTTAGCCGGGGCGCGTTTTGTGTGTGGGGGGATGCATGGTTGCCAGTATTGCCGTGCAAACGGCCCTTTATGATGCCTTGACTGCGGCTTTGACCTGTCCTGTTTACGATGCGGTGCCGGTGGATGCCGCAATGCCCTATGTGGTGTTTGCCAGCCATCAGGTGTTGGATGCAGATTATGTTACCGGGTCGCATGAGCGGATTTTGTTCTATCTGTCGGTTTATTCCGATTATGCGGGGTCGATAGAAGTGCAGGGCATTTTGGGGGTGATCAAGGCCACCCTGCATCAAAAGCGCCTGGCGCTGGCCGATGGCGTGATGGAGGGCATGGCGGTGACGCGCAGCACGGCCAGCCCCGATATTGTCGATGATACCTTTATGGGCAGTTGCACCGTGGATGTGCGCGTCCAGCCCTGATTTCGTTTGATAGCGCATTGTGTGCCGCTCCGGTGAGGGCGGTTTTTTTATGTCTGGCAAGGAGTATGCAAAATGACTGTCAGAACGTCTGCGGGTTGCAAGTTATCGGTTTCTAACGCGGTTTCTGATTCGGTGACGAAAATTGAATTTGAGGCCGAAACCTTTGTTAAAGTCGGCGAAATTGAAAATATTGGTGAATTTGGGTCGGAATTTTCAGCGATTAATTTTTCCAATCTGGAAGACCGGTTGCAGCGCAAGTTCAAGGGTGTTGAGGACCCGGGGACATTATCGTTGAATCTTGGTCTTGACCCGGCAGATACCGGCCAAATCCAGTTGCAAACGGCCCTGGCTGTTGATGACGATTATGCCATCAAGGTTGAGTTGAATGACGGCGACACCACCCCGACAACCTATTATTTCCGCGCACAGGTCATGTCTTTCAAACGGGTGATTGGTGGAAATAGCGATGTTTTAAAGGCGACCTGTTCGCTGGGTATTAACACTCGCCCGCTGGTGGTTGCTGCCACCTGATACCGGTTTTGACGGCATTTTGGCAGATATGACAGGATCAAAGATGAAAAAGACAAGTGCAAGTGTGGTCGCGCAGGACATGAAAGTTGTTCTGGCCGGGACGGCTTATTTTCTGGTGCCGAATTTAAACGCTTTGCGCGGTATTAATGCCGCCCTTGGCGGTTTGGCCCCGGCCTTTACCAAGGTGCGGGACTTGAATTTTGACGCGATGGCAACCGTCCTGATCTCGGCAAGCGGGATGAAACCCAGTGCGGCTGAATTTGATGCCATTGTCTGCGATATCTGGCAGGCAGAAAATAAATCGGAGATTGGTGCTGCATTGTCAGATTACCTGGTGGTGATGTTAAACGGGGGACGTGTTAAACCCGATACCGACGATACCGGAGGCGACGCTGGTCGGGACAAGCCGGGAAAGCAGTAGAACTTTGTGCCTGGTGGGACATGGTTTATCGCTATGCCACCGGGTGGCTGGGCTGGGATGATCATACGGCCATGACCACACCCGTTGCCCGCATATTGCTGGCGATGGACGGCAAGGCTGAATTTTTGCGCGTGACCAGCGGGGCCTCGCTGGACCCCGAACCGGCATCGCCCGATGATGTGGCGAATAAATTGCGGGCGGCAATGGCCGTTGCCGGGCCAAAACGCAAGGGATAAGCCATGACAGTAACAGGCGGCAGAGAACTGGCAGCGCGCTTATCCGCGCTGCCAGACAAAATGCAGGATCATATTGCCGATGCGGTTGCCAGGGCGGCCATGGCGATGCTGGACGAAATGCGGCGGTTGACCCCGCGTGACGGGGCCAATCCCGGTCCACACGCCGCAGATGGCCTGACGGTGATTTATTCGCAAGACGGTCTGAAAGCTTTTATCGGCCTTCCGACAGGTCGGCTGGCATCAGATTATTTCTGGTTCAGGTTTCTCGACGGTGGAACCAAGGGCGGGACCGTCCAGTATCGCAAGGCGGGAAAGCTGGGAAAACGGTATGTGATGGCGGTTCCGCGCAGGCCCGCACTGCATATTCGGGATCGTGCGGTTGATGGGACTATTGATGATGTGAAACAAATAATCAGCACAGCGGTGCGTGAGGCGTTGGACGGGGCATAAAATGGCAGTTGAGCAGCACGGCATCGCGGTTACGATTGAGGCACAGCTTGATAAATTTCGCAAAGAATTGCGCGATTCAGGTGGGCTGGTCGAAGTTGTTACCACCGGTATGGACAAAGCGACAAAACGCGCCGCAGCATCGTTTAACCGGATGCAGGCGCGGATCGACCCGGCATCGCGGGCTTTTCGTCAATATGAACAAAGGGTGTCGCAAGTCAGGCTTGCTGTTGAAGCTGGTGCCGCAAGCCAGCGCGAGGCGGAATCCGTCCTGGAAGGCTTAACGGAAGAATACGAGCGGGTAAAAGACACCCTTGGTAATTTAAGCGAAGCATCTGCCGCCAATGATAATGAGGTGACTCATAGCACCGCGAACTACCGTCGGTTCGGTGCTGTTGCTCAACAGGCCGGTTATCAGGTAGGCGATTTTGCGGTGCAGATTGCCAGCGGGCAAAACGCACTGGTGGCGTTTACCCAGCAAGGGGCGCAGTTGCTGGGGTTTTTTGGCCCGTGGGGTGCAGTTCTTGGCGCGGTTGTGGCTGTTGCAGGGGCCTTTGCCGTTGCCTTGTGGGATACAGACGATGCAGCCGACGAAGCCGCTACGTCGCTTGAACGGTACAAGGAATCGGTTAAGGATGCCGAGGCATTTATAAAAAGGCTGAATGATGAAACCAAAACCCAGGCACAATTATTGCGCGATCAACAAGCGGAGCTTTTAAAAACAGCCCAGGCGCGGGTGAAGGCGGCAATCGCCGCACTTGAGGAGCGTAAGGCTCGTGTCGAGGCGATGAATAAAAAATCGAATGATCTTGGTTTTGGCATCGAGAATGAAGAGATTGATCGAGGCAGTTATCAGCGGCTCATTGATCAGATATCAGAGTATAAGCAACAGTTGGCTGACCTTAACAAAGACACTGACGATGCCATTGAAAAGCTGAAAGAATTCCGCAAGGCGCAAGCCGACCTTGATGTTGCCTCAATCGACCGGCTAGCCGAGGCCTGGAAGCGCTCCGCCGAGGCTGTGCGCCAAGCCGAGATGATTAACGAGATTGAGAACCGGGTTTTAAAAGAGGGCGAAGAACGGCGCGCCGAAATTACCAAGGCGATTGAGGGGGAATATGCTGCCCGCAAACGTCTGGATGCTGTCAAATCGGCCAAAGAGCAAGCAGATGCGGTTCGTGATCTTATTGCTGAAATGCAGTTTGAATACGATCAACTTGGCCGTTCGGGGCGTGAGCAGAATATTTATAACGCGATCAAGCGGGCGGGGGTTGACCTTTACAGCAAGGAAGCCGCTGCTATTCGCGATGCCGCCGGGGCGTTGTATGATTACCGGGCGCGGATTGAAGATTTAAGCAAGGCGGCAGAGAAAGAATTTTCGCTATATGCCAAAGGGGCATCGGTAACGGAGCAAAACCGCACCGCCGTTGAACGTTATAATGACGAAGTGGCACAACTGCGCGAAATGGTGGCCTTAGGTGCGATCAGCCAGGAAACATTCAACCGGGCTGTAGCATCGTCGCAATCGGTGCTGGCAAGGGCGCAGGATGACATCTGGGGTGTTACAGACGCTATGCGCGCCCAGATGGAGGGGGCCAAACATTGGTCAAAAGGGGCAGAGAAAGCGTTTGAAGATTATTCCAGGGGGGCCAATGATGCCGCGGCCAATTCGCAACGGCTGGCATCCTCGGGGTTTTCATCGCTGGAAGATGCACTGGTATCGATCAATGGTAAGGCCAAGAGCACCAAGGAAGCCTTTACCGATATGGTTGATGGTATTTTGGCCGATTTTCAGCGGTTGATTGTGCGCCAGTCCATTACCGGGCCTTTGGCAAAAATTGCCAGCGGGGCATTAACGTCATTGATCGGTGGTGCCTTTGGTGGCGGAGGCGGTGTTGATTATTCATCGCCAGATTATGACTGGTCGCAGGTTGGTGGTGGTACCGGTGATATGACGTCACCTGATTATAACTGGGACCGATTTGCCGATGGCGGGATCATGACCGATAGCGGCCCGGTGCCATTACGCCGCTATTCGTCGGGCGGAATTGCCACCGGGCGGCAATTTGCCGAATTTGGTGAAGGATCTGTTCCCGAGGCGTATGTACCTGTACCATCGGGGAAAATCCCCGTTGATTTGAAGCTGCCCAAGGCGGCTGCATCATCGGCGGCAGGCACGGGCGGGGGCAGCGTTTATAACATAGATGCCCGTGGAGCGGATCAGTCTGCGATTGCCCGGCTGGAAAGCACCATTGTTGCCCTGGGCGGGGTTGTAAAACGCATGGATAGCGGGTTTGACAAGCGTGCCGTTGGTGCTGTGAGCGGCGCTGTGCAGCGAGGTGGGGCGGCAGCGCGCACAATCAGGGGGCGATGATAAATGGATGAACCATTGGTTTTGCCGGTGTCGCCTTTGTCGGTGACGATGAAACAGGTTATATCGGGCGGGCTGGCGGTATCGCCTTTTACCTATCAGTCACAGGCGCAGATTAATCAGGGGGAACGGTGGGATGCATCCCTTACCTTTCCCCCTGCCAATCGGGCGCGGGCAGCGGCGTTGCAGGGGTTTTTAATCAAGCTGCGCGGGGTGAAAAACCCGTTTTTGATGGGCGACCCAGCGGCAAAATTGCCGCAATACAATACCAGCGATGTGACGGTGCAGCTTGCCGGTGCGCATGCTGTGCGGTCGCGGGTGTTGCAAACGCTGGGATGGGAAACTACCGACCCGTCGGGCTTCGCCTTGCGGGTGGGGGATTATATTCAGCTTGGTAGTGGCATCACGTCGCGGTTGCATTTTGTCACCGATAATGTGGCGATTGATGATGCGGAAACCGGCGAGGCCGAAATTAATGTTTGGCCATCCCTGCGCAATGATTATGTCAGCGGGTCCATTGTTATTTATCGCGGTGCGGTTGGCGTGTGGCGGATGAAACCCGGCAATGTCGGTAGCTGGAGCGAAAGCCCGGGCGTTTGGGATGATATGCAATTTGAGGCTATGGAGTATCTGTCTTGACCCGTGACATTAATTCTGATCTGGCCGGGCAGTTTACCGGGGGGAGCCTGAGCCCGGTGGTGCTGGCCCGGGTCGAAACGGCGGCGGGTGATGTGCGGATGTGGTCTGGTATTGGCACGCTGGATTATGGCGGCGAGGTCTGGCTGGGGGGTGGCGATTTTTTGGGGGTGTCGGACATTACCGAAACCGCCGACGTGCAAGCCAACGGCGTCACCATCTCGCTGGCCGGGGTGGCATCCGAGATGATTGATCTGGCTTTGCGCCAGGTGCGGCAAGGCAAGATCGCCGAAATTTATATCGGTGCGCTGGGCGATGTTGCCACCTATGGCACCGCGATCATCGATGGTTATAGCCTGCATCCCGACCTTGTTTTTAGTCGGGCGAGTGACGCCACCGTTGTCGGTGCTGACGGAGTGCTTGATACCGTCGGTATCGATGTACCGCGCTTTGCCCATGACCCAGCGACACTTAACCTGATGGGATATTTGGGGGAGGGGCCACGGGAAAATATTGCGATCAATAGTAATACAGCCCTTGGTGGTACCGGATATGCTGCAGGAGGAAACACCGCTCCGAACCAGAGCACTGGCCTTTCATATCCGCTGGACACCGCTGCTTATCTTCTTAAGGCTGATAGCGGAGTAACCTATCGTTATCAACAGAGCTTTATCCCTGTTGTAGGTAAAACATACACATTTAGTGTGTATGTCGCATATGAAGACGGGCGGGATGTAAGCACCGAATTTGGCGCGCCAGCTATTGAGGCATCGCCATTAAATCCGTTTACTGTCATTATTTGGGGTGATGTTAGAACGTGGGATAATATCAGAAAAGAGCCCCAGCCCGACGGGAGTCTGCGTATCTGGCAGACCAGAACAATAGTTTCTGCCGTTAACAGAGGTTGGGGTGTCCTGATCAGGGATACACATAAAGCGGTTGCTTCAAAGCTTTATGTATCTGGGTTTCAGATAGAGCCTGATGCTTCTTTCCCGAGCTCATACATGCCAACAGTGTCGTCGGTCTTTACCCGCACCGCCGACAAGTTGCAAATTCTTTTAGCCAATGTGTCCGGTTATCCCGGCGCTGGGAAGGCGTTTACATTTGTCTATGAAGGGTGGACCGCACCGGGGATTGATGCAACGCAATATCTGATGGCTATCGACGATGGGACCACTGCAAGCCTTGTCGCTATCGCTCGTGCTGTTGGATCAGGGGAAATTTACCTAACGGTGATTGCGGGTGGTGAACAACAGGCTTTCATCGTTGGCCCTGCCGTCGTCGGGCAAAAGCACATCCGTGTTGTCGCCAAAATCGAGGCTGGTAATATTGCCATGACCGTTTGGGTTGATGGTGAAAATGCCGGGACATTTTACGGGCCCGATGGCGATGGGGGCATCCCCACCGGGTTGACCACCCTGACCGTGCTGGATCGCAGCGATGGGACGCGACCGGGATATGGCACCTGCCTGGGGCTTTGGGTTTATCCGTGGGCGGCAAAAAAATCGGATATGCGCAAGCTGGCGACGGGGGAAATCGGCTTTGCCGATTACCGCAAGATTGCCGGGGGGCAGATGGTGGGTGACGCGGTGCGGGTGTTTGCCGGTAAAACCGACGTGCCGGTGGTTGAGGATGATGGGGCAAGCTGCACCATTGGCATCACCGGTGAAAGTGCGCTGGTTGATTTGGAGCGCGCCAGGACGCGTCGGTATACCGATCAGGATCAGCAAGCAGAGTACCCCGGCGATTCCGGGTTTGAATTTGTCACGCGCTTGCAGGAAATGGAAATTTCGTGGGGGCAGGGATTGGAGTAGGGAATGCCGGGTAAGGTTGTGCGGCGATTGCCGCATTGGGAAATGTTGCTAGAGGGTTGGCATAAGGTCGCGGGAACGCGGCCTTTTTTGTGGGGAAAATCTGACTGTTGCCTTACTGCCTGTGATGCCGTGCTGGCAATAACCGGGATTGACCCTGCTGGCGAATTGCGGGGGCGGTGCCATGACCGGCGCAGCGCCATCCGCGTGATGCGAGATTATGCCGGGGGCGGGGTGGAAAAAACCGTCGCCACGGCTTTTGCCGCCTGCGGGTTTGGCGATGTGCCGCCCCTGTTTGCGCGCCGGGGTGATTGCGGGTTGATCAGTACGGATGACGGGCCAGCGTTGGCCGTGTGCATGGGTAAGAATTGGGCGGCACAAGGCAAGGACGGCCTTGTTTATGTGCCCTTGCAAGATGGGCTGCGTGCCTGGAGGGTTTGAAACATGCCACAGGTAGCAGTAGCCGTTGCTGCGGCATATGCGGCGTCGGCGGTCTCTACGGCGCTGGTCGCGGCTGGGATTAATGCAGTTGTTGCGGGTATTATTGGTGCCGTCGTCGGTGCTGTAATTTCCTATGCCGGGGCGATGATCTTTGCCAAGAAACCCAAGGCGAGCGCGGGGGATTTATCCAGCCTTGGCAGTTCGACGCGGATGGTGCGACAGCCGATTACATCGCGCAGGATTATCTATGGTGAAACGATTGTGTCGGGGCCAATTACCTATTTGGCGGTAACCGATAACAAACGGTATTTGCATATTCTAATCACGCTGGCGGGCCATCCGGTTGACGAAATAGGTGATATTTATTTTGGCGATACGGTGGTTTTGTCCGGTGGCGGGGCTGGCGATGCACAAGGAAAATATCAGGGATATGCTACGTTCTGGAAGGGAGACGGAACGGATGCCGGTGATGCCGCTTTGCTTGCGGCGATGCGGTCTTATCATTCCGAATGGACAGCGGCACACCGGCAAGCAGGATGTGCCAAGCTGTATGCGCGGTTGCGTTGGGATGCCAAGAAATATGCAGGCGGGATTCCCCAGATCAAATGCATCGTCAAGGGCAAGAATGATATTTTGGACCCACGCACGGGCGAGCGGGGCTATAGCAATAATTGGGGTTTGTGCGTTGCCGACTATACCACGATCCCGCTTGGTATTGATGCCGCCTGGGACGATGTTGATACCGACGATCTGATCGCGTCGGCCAATATTTCGGATGAGGAAATCAGCCTTGCTGATGGTGGCACGGAAAAACGCTATGTCGTTAATGGCGTGATCGATACCGACAACCCGGTTGGTGATAACCTTAAGGAATTGATTAATCCCGGTGCGGGGCTGGTGGTCAATGCCGGGGGCAAGTGGAAAATTCTCGCCGGGGCCTATCGCACGCCAACCATTGCCATTGATGAAAGCTGGTTAACCGGGGCGATTTCGGTGCAGGCCCGGCAATCAAAGCGCGACACGTTTAACGTGGTGCGCGGGGTTTATGCCAGTGCCGGAACTTTGTGGCAGCCGACCGATTTGCCTGTGTTAAAATCGCAAACCTTTATTGACGAGGATGGTGGGCAGGAAATTGCCGTAGATCGGGAATTTCTGTTTACCGATAGCGTTGCTAGCGGGCAGCGATTGCAGAAAATTGCCCTGTTGAAAAACCGCCAGCAAGTGCAGGTGGACCTGAAATGCAACCTGTTTGCCTTTCAGGTGACGGTGGGCGATGTGGTTAAATTTAACCGGGCGTCATGGGGGTGGGTTGATAAACCGTTTGAAGTGATCCGCTGGAATTTGGCGGTGCGTGATGATGGGGATGTGCCCTATTTCGGCGTTGACCTGACCTTGCGCGAAACCAGCCCGCAAACCTATGACTGGGATGTTGATGAGGAAGTGATTGTTGCGGCCAATGCGGCCAGCACCTTGCCCGGTATGGGCGATGTGGAGCCGCCCAACGGGCTTGATGTCAGCGAGGTTTTATATTCCACCCGTGACGGATCAGGGGTGAAGGCCAAGGCGGTGTTAACTGCCGGGGCGTCACCCGATGCGATGGTAACATCTTACCAGTTTTCCTATCGGGAATTGGGGGTGTTGGAATGGACGGATTTACCAATCAGCATTTCGCCGGTGGTGGAGGTGTTTGACTTTGCACCTGGTGTTTATGACTTTCGCGTTTATGCCGTCAACCGGGTGGGGGCGGAGAGCAATGCGGCCCTAATTCGCAAGGAGATTTACGGGCTGGCGCAAGCGCCATCGGCCCCGACGGGGTTAACGATTTCAACCACCGGGGGCTATGCCCTGTTGCGTTGGGATCGATCAACTGACCTTGACGTGTTGCAGGGGGGTAAATGCCGATTTCGGTGGAGCCCTGCCGTTACCGACCCTGTAATTTCGCAAAGTAGCAGTATTGGTGATGCCCTTTCGGGTAGCGATACGATGGCAGTTTTGCCGCTTAAGCCCGGTTGCTATTTGCTGCAATTCATTGATAGCAGCGGCACGGTT